GCCCTAAATAGTCTCAGCACCCCTCAAACCACAGGGGTTTGACCCTTTTGCGTAGGGTCGGGGCTTAAAGCGTTGTCATCGATGCAACGCTACGCTCGGGCAGGTCTAGAAAGAGCCCAGCCCTCATGCTGAGACGAATAATAGGCGGGCTCCCTTCGGTCGCCCGCGTACCGCGGGGCTCTTTGAGGATGGATTCCCAGAGGCTGGGATGCTCGAGCTTAATGTTGTATGTATGTGGGTAGCGAGTTTGAAGGGATGTGGATGCGTGTATCCCAGGATGCGGCAGACAAATTTTTTATATAATGGAAATAAAACTAGACCCCTGGCAAAAAGCTTTTTTATCTACTAAAGGTGATAAACACCTTTGTACTGGCAGGCAAGTAGGTAAATCAGTAGTTTGTGGCATAGATGCTGGGGAATATGCTATCAACAACCCTAAGAAAGTCGTACTTATGATCGCTCCGACTGAGCGCCAGGCGTACGCTCTATTTGAAAAAACACTTGATTATATCCTCAGAAAAGATAAAACCATCATCAGAAAAGGCAAATTTCGCCCCACAAAATCCAAAATCACGCTCAAAAATGGCACGATTATATGGTGTCTGCCAACAGGACTCAGTGGTTTAGGCATAAGATTTTTAACCGTACACAGATTATACGCTGATGAAGCCTCTCGGATTCCCGAGCCCGTCTGGGATGCAGTCACCCCTATGCTATTAACCACAGGCGGGGACACAATACTTCTTTCTACACCTTTCGGGACTGAGGGGTTTTTTTATGATGTTCTTATCAATAAAGGCAATGCCTTTAATTCTTACACCAGATTTCGTACAGATTCCGAAAAGGTCGTCAGAGAAAGAGAAATATGCGAAACCTGGACAGAACATCAACGAGATAGAGCCCTAGAAAGACTACAAGCTGAAAAATCCAGGATGACTGCTCTAGCCTATGCTCAAGAATACATGGGACAACCACTCCAAGACCTAAAACAAGTATTCCCCGACAAACTACTTGAAAAAGTACTTATCATTGAAGATTCACCTAATATCCGGCCCAGGAGAGACTATTTCCTAGGCATAGATGTAGCAGGGATGGGTCGAGATAGTACAGTCTGGGCTGTTTTAGATGGTACAGACAGCAAAAATATAACCATGAACGCTTACAAAGTATCAAATAAACTCACAACACCAGAAAGAGTCAATTACACCACCAAATTAGAAAGAATCTACTCTTTCAGAAAAATAGGCATTGATGATGGGGGGCTAGGTAGTGGAGACTTTGATTACCTTCTCAAAGCTGATGAAACCAGAAGAAAAACCATCGCCTTAAACAACGCCAGCCGAAGCCTCACCAGAGATGGAAAACAGAAAAAACGCTTACTAAAAGAAGATATGTATAACAACCTCTTAGCCATGATGGAGTGGGGAAGGATCAAGCTGCTCAAAAGAGATGATATTTTTCACTCTTTACGCTCCATACAATTTGAAATAATCAACGCAAAAGTAAAATACATGGGAAACGACTCCCACATCACAGAAGCATTAATAAGAGCAGCTTGGCTCATAGGAAGCAAAAATTTAAATATTTACATCCATTAGTAAAAAAAATGACATCCTCCGACACACTAAAGTGTGCGGTTTCCAGAGGTAGATAAGATTGAAAGCAAACAACGGAAAAGGTAACAATCCTTCAAGGGATGAATGGGAAACTCCATCATGGGTATTTGATCCTTTGATGGAACAGTATAATTTTGAATTTGACTGCTGTGCCACGAAAGAAAATACTAAGACGGAAACGTTTTCAGAAGAAGATTTTCAAGATATCAGTGATATGGATAAGGTTGCATGGATGAATCCCCCATTTTCAAAGGCGTATGTAATGTTCAGACATTTCTTTAAGGTAATTAAGAAAGGAGTAGCGATTTATAGATGTGATAATCTTGAAACATCCTTGTGGCAGAAAGAAATATTGCCTAATTGCTCATGGATATTTATTCCAGATAGAAGAGTATCATACGAAGGATTAGACGGAGATGGTGCAAGATTCCCATCTGCATTAATTGGAATAGGTCTTGATATCCCTAAAGGACTGAAAGGCACAATATTGGAGGTAAAGTTAGGATGTGATGCTAACGACGACGGCATTCCTCCCACTAATAAATTAGTAAATATCCTACCTAAAGTTTTATGATATGTCCTGGGTGCTCTAATCATTGGATAGACTGTACTTGTGGTTATGCACCTAGCGTTTAAAAAATGGCTGATACTGGAATATTCGCAACAACTGCAGAAGTGCAGAGAAAAACTGGAGCTAATGCTAGTAGCACTTCTAATGTCGAAGCATACATCAACGATTTTATGACTCAAGTGGAATCTATGATTAATGTCACTTGCAGATACAATTTCAGCGATAATTACGCTTCCCTAAACGCAGACACCAAAGGACTTCTCAAAGAAGCCGCTTCAAACTTCGCTGCCATTTATGTCATTATCTATGATTTGTCTGGCTACACTTCCAGAATTGAAGGTGAAGATATGATTAATGTTCTCAGAGATGCTGGATTAAGAGCCCTAGCTTTACTGAGAGACAAAAAAGCAGTCGATTTTATCAATGAATCATAATGACAAATGGACACGATTTCGACAGATTCCCAGAACTCACCAACGCGCAGATGAATTTCTATTACTTCAGTAGTCCCCATAAGCAAATTTTTGAGGACTTTCAAGCTAAAGTCGTTAAAGTGCATGATGGCGATACAATTACGGTCAGATGGCAGCATCGAGAATTTGATTTCCCTGTACGATTCTCAAATATCGCCGCTCCAGAGATGTCTGAAAAAGGGGGAAAGAAATCTCAGAGTGCTTTAGAAAAAATGATTCTCAATAAAAAAGTAACCATTAAAATCAATAAATTCAATAGAGTAGAAAAATGGGGCAGACTACTAGGAAATATAATCCTAGCTGGTAATGATATAGGTGAAGAAATGGCAAATTCAGGATACGCTAAATTCTGGAACAAAAGACTTGAAGGCGTAATTCCAGATATAGACTGGATATTGCCTAAAATTGAATAAAATGGTATTAGAATTCGGCTTACTCAAATCAAACATATTCCCTAACTCTGAAAACCAGGGTTTAGGTGTCACTAGCAGTGGCTTTGCTAAAATTGAAGATGAAGAAGGAAACATAATAACCGTTCTTAGTGAAGATTCCATTAAGAAATGGGCACTCATATTATAATGGCATTTACAATAGTAAACGGATTATCATCTATCACCGCAAATAGTAGCTGGGCTGTTCAGCCGGCATCGGGCGTTCAATGGATTATTACTCATTGTGGAACGAGTAACTGGGCAACAATCAATTATGGTCTCTATAACGGCACTCTTACGGCTTACATCAACGACAGCCAAAAGTTTGGCGCTGTTAAACTCTTCGTAACTAACACAAATTATTTAATCATGCTCAATAATGTAGCATCTACACAAACACTTTGTTATTGTGGGATAGTCGTATGAAAGCTAAAGACTGGATAACAACAAAACTAGGAGTAAAGATAAAAGACAAACTAGAAGGTATAGACCAGATTACCCTAAAACAATGGACGGACGAACATGGTCAAAAAAACACCATCAGAATAGCTGTAGATAAATTCGAAAATCATTTTAAAGAAATCATCGAAGATGATGCTAAACCAGACAAAATACTTTCAATGAAACAACACAGCAAAGATAATAACCTAGGATTTGAAAAAATATTTGAGGACTGGGAAAAAGAGGGAATAATATAATGCCAGATACAGATATAGCAAATGTTGATATTAGTAACCTCGAAGGTACTGAAGATTTATATGCACCACAGGTAGAAACTACTGATGGTGCTGAAGATGTTGAAACTTATTATGATAATACCGACTGGTCTAAATGGTTTGGCTTCTACAAAGCTATTCCAGAATTAGCCGCTGCTATTGATGCTAAAGCTACCTGGACTATCGGCAAAGGATTTCAGAGTAATGAAATCACTCAAATTGTCTTAGATGAAATTAAAGGATGGGGTAAAGACACTTTTAACACTATCCTGGAAAATTGTGTACGAACATATCACATAGGCGGGGATTCATATTGCGAAATTATTAGAGATAAAAAAGGCAGACTTGTAAATCTAAAGCCTTTAGATCCCGAACTCATCAGAATCGTAGCCAATAAAAAAGGAGTAATCATCCGTTACGAACAACTTAATAAACCAAAAGGTATGGTTAATGCCAGATTTGAGCCAGAAGATATTTTCCACTTAGCCAGAAACAGAGTAGCTGATGAAATACATGGCGTAAGTATGGTCAAAGCTGTTGAGGATATCATCCTCATGCGTAATGAAGCTATGGCTGATTACAAAAAGCTACTTCATCGTAATGTTTATCCAGTTAGAATCTGGCACTTAGATACAGATGACACAACCAAAATCGCTGCGTTTAAGGCTAAAGCAGATAGAGCTTACACGCAGGGCGAAAATATCTATGTCCCAATGGGAACTGTTGAAACTGAGCTTTCAGCTGTCCCTACTAACTCGATGCTTAACCCTTTACCTTGGATTCAACAGCTTAATCAGTATTTCTTCCAGGCTACTGGCGTACCTCAAATCATCGTCGGGGGGTCTCAAGAGATTACTGAGGCTTCTGCTAAAATAGCTTACTTAGCTTTCGAACAAACTATCGAAGAAGAACAATTATTTTTAGAAGAACAAGTCTTAATTCAGCTGGATTTAGAGATAGAGCTGGAATTCCCAGCAAGTTTACAAAACGAGCTCCTCTCGGATTCATCAAAAAGCGAAACTCAACAAGCTAATACTCCAGAAGATACATCAGTAGAAAACCAGGAAGCTACACCACCACAACAACCTACTCCTAACGAGGTCAAAACATAATGGGATTTAGAGATAGAATCAAAAAAGCTTTCAAAAGAGTAAAAAAAGCTTTCACCAGAAAGGGAAAAACGCCCAAACCAGTTACAAAACAATTAACTGAAAATATTAAAGGTATTGCTAAAAAAGTAGGCAAAGCTGCAGTCACATCAAAAGATAGATTCAAAAGTCCTTCACCAATAGCTGGCAGAGAAGCGAGACCTATTTCTCCTGGTAGCGTAGGCGGGGGAGGCGTATCGAGAAGGGCAAGAGATTTTGGTGTTGAGACTCCAGCTGTAGGCGGGGGCGGTGCTGTAGGAGATTTCGAACAGACTGGTCAAACTTTTATCACCAGAGCTAAAGAAACAATAAAAGATGTTGGCAGAGGAGTTGGAGACACACTCCAACAGGTATCAGACCAATTCGCACCAGTTAGAAAATTTTTAGGTACAGACCAACCTCAATCCCCAGCAGAATTAGCTTCTGGCCTAGTTGGAGGTACAGTAGTGAAGGGTGCTGTTAAGGGAGTAGCTAAAACAGCAGCAGCAAAATCAGCTAGAGAAGGATTAGAAAGAATGGTTGGAAAATACGCTGCTAAATTTATTGATGACGCTCCAGATGTAATCAAAGCCGCTTCTGGTCAAACCACTGCTGGAGCTAAAATGAATACTAAAAAATCTGGACTCATAAAAAATTTACTAAATAAAATTTCTAAAGGACAATTATGGGTAGCTGGTGCTTTAGCCGCATACGCTTTTGAAACAAAACTCACTTTTAATATTCTTGATGACGCATCATCAGATTTAGTATTCAGAGCAAGTGATGCTGAAAGAAACGGAGATATCGAACAACTAAAAAGATTAGAAGAAATGCACGATGAATTAACAAGTGCTGGAAGGATAGCCAGGGCTCTCATACCCATCGTAAATTTCCCTCTACAAGTTTGGGATAACTGGAAACAAGACAGAGAACTAATCAAAGGTACTGTGGCCAGGGCGGGACAGCCTTCCCCAGCTGATTTAGAATATGAAGAAAGAAGAAAAAAAAGAGAAGAAGAAGATGCCAGAAAAACCCAAGAATACGAAGAAGCTAGACAGAGACGACTTAATGAAGATGATGCTCGATTTGCCGAACGACTTAGACTTCTAGACGAAAGAGAAGCCAGAAGGAGAGAAGAACTAGAAGCCTATTACGATCGTATTGAAAAAGAACGAAGAAAGAAAAGAAGCGATGAAAGAATAGAAGCTGAACAATATTACGAAAATATCAGAAAAAGAAACCAGGCTCTCCTGGATGAAAAAAGAAAAGAAGCTGAAAAATACTACAATGATTTAAAAAAACAAAATGAAAAATATTACGAAAATAGAGCACCATCTAGCTTAAACTTCGGGTTATTATAATGCAAGAAATCGTAGAATTAATAAGTACTGTAGGATTCCCTATTGCTTTAAGTATTTACCTTATAGTCCGATTTGAGAAGATTTTAAGGAAAAACACAGAAGCGATAAACACACTCATAATCAGATTAAAAAGGTGATAAAATGACTGAAGAACTAAATGGGGATGTTGATGCTCAACCAGAGGAATCTGTTGAGGAAAACACACCCACAGATGAAGAAGAAGGAGAGGAGTCCGAGGAATCGGACGCTCCTACTTCCATAAAAGAGGCCAAACAAGTTGTTAAAGAACTTAAAGAAGAAAATAAAAAGCTGGTCAAAAATCTGGAAAGAGCTGAAAAGATGGCTACGACAGACATTTTAAGCGGCAAATCTCAAGCTGGTACTCCCAAGGTAGAGAAAGAAGAAACGCCCCAAGAGTACGCCAAAAGAATTATGGCTGGGCGATTATAATGGGAGACAAACCAAAAGTACCAAAAGACCTAGGTGTAAAAATAGGCAGTAAAACTGAAGTTATTTGGACTAAAGTACACGATGAAACCGAAGCTCTGATAGAACAATATGAAGATGCTTTGGTAGTACAAAAAGGGATTTTAGGATTTGCTAAAGGCAAAATAACCATAGAGAAGGAAAAGTTTAAATAGAACAATATCCTTCCTACCCCCATGGCACTCGAAGCAACCCTAATTTACGAAACTGGCGTACCAGTACCGTTTACTTGTGCTGATGGTGCAACCATCGAAAAAGGCTCAATTCTTATTTTAACTGACCCGGCTACTGTTGCGGTCACTACTGGAGATACTGATGAAATCATTGGTATTGCTGCAGAAGAAAAAATCGCTAACGATGGTAAAACCAAAATAGCAGTTTATATGGAAGGCATCTTCAGAGGATTTGCTGGAGCAGCTGGAGTTACAGCTGGACTAGCAATTATCACAGATACAGCAACAGGAGCAGCCAACGAGTTAGTAGTTGCAGATGTAAACTCTGAAGCAATCGTAGGCATGGCTTTAGAAACAGCAGCCGACACAGAAAGCTTCCTATTCAAATTAGCACCTTTTAATGTTAACTTAGCATAATGGCAGACTCAAGCGCACAAGCGGATATAAGAGGAATTAACATAGACAAACTAGCCAAAGGCTTTGCTGATGAAGCGTTAATGCTCAAAAGATTTGTAACAGTAGCCAAAACAAATGCTAGAGAAATCCGATGGTATCAAAAAACTGCAGGGTTTATTGATTCTACTGATACTACTGCTATCACTGCATCACAAATTTTAAATACCTCGTTTAAAGCATTGCCGGTCGTAGCCGAGCAGTCATGGACTCGGCAGACTAGCTATGTTAAAAAATTCTTTGTTGCATCTCCTCTAATTACTATTGAAGATATCAAAGACACAGACCCAGATATCCTAGCTACTAATGTCAGAGACTTAGTTTTAGCTGTATCAAATCAAGTCGATCAAAGAATTTTAACAGTTCTAGGCGACACTCTAGGTACAGGCGGTAATGTAAACACCGCTGCCGCTACCCAAGATGGCTGGGACGACACAGTAACCGGTAATCCTATCACTGATATCTTAAACGGAAAAGAACAAATCCGAACTAACAGATATGACCCAGAAGGATGTATTATTTATATGCACCCAGCTGAACACAAACACCTTTTAAACTACTTAATCGATGTTAAAGGCTCAAGTATTCCTCAATTCTCCAGCGATAAAGTTAAATCCGGAGTAGTCATGGAATTACTAGGCTGTAAAATTGTAGTTAGTGTCAATATGACAACCGATACTGTTATCATGTTTGTACCTAAAAGAGCTGCAACATGGAAGCAGTTTACAGGTTTAACCACAGCTATCGTTGATGACCCGGGCATCGGAAAAACAATTAGAGTCTGGGAAGAGGGCGAGTGTTTACTAACAGACCCTAAAGCTGTTCATGTAATCACCGATACAATTACATGACAATAGATAATTGTGCTGCACTTCTTAAAGCTTATAAACATAACATAGAAAATGCTGAGACAGACCACGCTAAAGAACAGTCTCAAAAAAACTATGATATGATGAAAAATCATATTCTAACTGGTAAAAAATTTATCGACTCTGCTATCCGAAATGAACTTGAAGGTAGCAAACCTTCCCAGCCAAAAAAAGAGGTTAAAGATGCCAAGAAATCTAAGGGATAATAATAACATCCACGCACCAGCTTTCTCAGTAACTAATCACACACAAGATTTAGCTATGGACTGCAACGCCGCAGCCGATGCTGAAATTGCTGATGTTCTAGGCGAAGTTATCAGACAGCTAATCGACCAGGGCATCCTTAATGGCTCAGTATCAACATAAAATTTATTAAACTCCTTTACTTTCTTCTTTGTATGCCAGATACTCATAACCAAGCAGAAGTTAAAACTGATTACCCAGTTACATCTGGACTTACTGCTAGAACTACCAAACAAACTGGCAGAAAACTCAATTTAATTGCTGAAAATGGCTCTCTTGTCGCTAGACGCAAGAAGGCGGGGTTTGAATAATGGCAAGAACAAAAGAATCAAGATTAATCAAACAAGTAAGCTCCAAGATGGAGCCAATTAAAGCCACACCAGTAGGAACTGGCTTAATCCTTCCTAATCACTCTGGAGATCACTCGCGTGGTAGAGTGAGAGTAACACCTACCACTGATTATGAAATTGCCACTAAAAAATATGTTGATGACAATACTGGAGATACAACCCTAGCTGATGGTAAAATATGGATAGGAAACGCATCCTCAGCACCCATAGAATATGCCTTAAGTGGTGATGCCACCATGTCTAATGCTGGTGTTGTTGCTATCGGCTCTGGAGTTATTGTAAATGCTGATATAAATGCCAGTGCAGCTATTGATATGTCTAAAACAGCCTTAGTTGCAGGTACAAACTGCACTTTATCCACCAACACCCTCAATGTCGATGACGCTTTTCTCAAAAATGATGCCTCAGACACAGGCGTAGGCTTAACTTTAACAGGGGATAATAGCTCGGCCGACACTCAATACACTGCACAAGTACTTTACAACACTGATGCAACACCACCCACAGCTTCTAACTTCCCAATCGGAACAATATACATCCAATACACAGCATAATGAAAATCTATCTTGAAGCCCTAGAAGACAAAGAGCCTGGAAAAATAGCACCTCACAATATCAGAGAAGAAATTAAAAATGGAAACCTGGATTTAGCTAAAACTAAACTTTCTCCTAAAAAAATTGAAGGAAAAACCTACAAATACACCAAACACACCTGCTATCACGATGAAAAACCCCCAAAACCATGCACAGAAGAGGTTTATGTATGGCAATAATTGATGGATGTATTGGATATTGGAAACTTGACGAATCATCTGGCGATGCTGTTGATGCTGTTGGAACAAAAAACGGAACAGTATCAGGAGCAGTCCAAAACCAATCAGGCCACATCAACACATCCTATGACTTTGACGGTGCAGACGACCACATCACATTTGGAACTGGCTACATCAATGATAACTTCAGCGGAGCAGCTGCAATATCAGTCTCAGCTTGGGTCTATACAAACTCTGCTGCTGATACCCGTTTTATCTTTAATTCCTACTTCAGTGATGCTGGACATACTGCCTTTGCTATGTATGTTACTTCCAGCGACACAGTACTATGTGCTGCAAACCCAGGCACAGGGGGCTCATATCAAAGCGAAACAACAACTGGCACGATCAGCGAAGCTGGTGCATGGACTCATGTTGTAGGGGTTTGTGATTTCGCAAATGACACTATCTCTATTTACATCAACGGAACTGTTGATGTTAATGCAGCCTCAAATGACTTCACAAATGCTTCTTTTGTTTCGGGCTCTGGAACTACCTATGCAGATACCATAAGCAGTACTTCCTCTGCTTACGATGGAAACATCGATGAAATTGGCATCTGGAACAAAGCCCTAACAGCTGCAGAAGTTACTTCCCTGTATAACAGTGGAAATGGATTAGCTTACCCTTTTTCTGAAGGTACAAATTGCCAAATAAATATAGGTGATGCCTGGAAAAGCGTAGAAGCGATGCAAATCAACATAGGAGACACATGGAAAGCTGTAGAAGGAGCACAAATTAACATCGGTGACGCTTGGAAAACTATCTTCTAAAACTACTTCGTACACGCAAAAGTCTTATTTAATAATTTTAACAGAAAAAAAATCATAAATAGACTTACTTGCTCCCGTACTGCAGAAGTCCAGATAGTCTCTAAACACGACTAAGGGAAAGGTGTCTAAGTCGTGACAAAGATTACGAACATGGCGGAGCTATATAAAAATGGCAAAAACTAAAATAAATGAAACTGAATTCGTAGGTACTGCACCTACTTACAAAGGCAATGGTGTAGATATCTGGGAAGCAAAGGATAAAAAAGGTCGAGATTACCTTAGAGTAAAGGTACTTGGTCATACCGTTGCTTGTTTCAGAAATGAAAAGAAAAATTGAGCCGTAATTGGCTTAATTTTTTTGCTCAAAGAAAAATACTACTAATGATATAGTATTAACAAAATTATAACTGCATCTAATTAACTAATTAAATTAACTTTTTAATAGCACTAGAACTAGATAAATTGATAAAAAACCCCCTAGTTTATAAAGGTTATGAAACGAATATTAGATACATTAATATATTAGTTAAGTATTACTCTAGTATGGGGTGATTAAACAAATGAAGAAGTCAGAAGCAAGAATTCTTACTTATCTTAGTCAAGTAAGTAATGAAAATAAATATGCGACCAAAATATCTGCCAAGCTAGAAATAGATTATAATTATCTACTAAGAATTCTGGCTAGTATGGTAACTAAAGGCTGGCTTAAAAGAATTGAGAGTCAAAGAAAAGTCAGTTATGAAATAACAAATAAAGCACCATTAGACAAAGCTAGGACTACTATATCATCATTAGTAGTAAAAATGAAAGAGGAATTGAAACTATGAAAATAAAAATAGAACAAACTAGGATTATTGAAGAAGGTAAACATGAAGGAGTCATTGTTGAAGTTAAATATAGAGAACAGCCCTTCCAGTACACTGATATTGTTATTGAATTTGGTGAAGGGCTTAGAGTAATAGATGGCTATCCGACTAACATAACACAAGATAGTAAACTAGGTTTGCTTCTGGTCGATTTCGGTGCTAAGTTAGAGGTAGGTAAAGAAATCGACCCTGCGGATGTACTAGTCGGAAAGAAATGCTCCTTCATGACTATCAATAATATAACTGATAGAGGTACTTACGCCAATGTTGTTAAAGGTAGCTTGAAACCTATACAATGAAACCGAAGTTATATAGGAAAAAAATAGAAATAAACATTGAATCTCACAACTTCAGTAACATTGAAAAGATAGAAAGTGAAGTAATAAATAAGCCCATCAAGCTATTTAGGCGTAAGCAAGAGAAAGCTAAAACACCAGTTATGGAATATACTTGGTTACATTTGAGGGCTCGAACAGAGTGATATTAATAGATTTAATAGCAACATTTAAATATTTACTTTACTTGAACGAGCGTAGCTCGTTCATACTTGTAATTCTTTATGTGCTATTAAATCCATCCTCAAAGAGCCCTAAATAGTCTCAGCACCCCTCAAACCACAGGGGTTTGACCCTTTTGCGTAGGGTCGGGGCTTAAAGCGTTGTCATCGATGCAACGCTACGCTCGG